GTTGCCGCCGTTGGTCAAGGTCACGGTGATGACGATGTTGCCTGCAACCACGATGGTGGCAATTGCACCAGAGCCAGAGCCGCCAGTCAGAGGAACAGCGGTGTAGGTTCCGTTGGTGTATCCAGAGCCAGAGGTAATCGTTCCAAGCGTGAGGATTTTTGAGCCGAGCGTGATTTCCTGAATGCCAGAGCCAATGCCGTTGTTGTCGATGTTGACGACCTCAAGGCCGTTGTTGTAGCCGTTGAAGACTTGGTTGTTGCCGTCTACAGAGTTGACGTACAGGCCACGGGAGTAGCCTTGAGCGTCACTGGTGATGGCGCGGTAGCCGCCAATCTTGCGAGGACGCCCACGTTGAAAACGCACCCAAAGTGCGTCTGTGTAAAAGTTCATATCGAAAATCGTGCCGTCGCGTTGGACTCCCGGCAACGTGTCGATAGTAAAAACCTTCTTGACCATTAGAACGCCCCGCCAGAGATACCACCTGTGAAGTTACCTGTTCCAACAATTGCCAAACCAGACGCTGAAAGCGTAGAGCGCAACACACCCAAAATGGCAATGTTGAATTCACCCGATGAGGCGCGGTACACGCCAGTCGATGTCTCGCTGGCAAAGTTCAAAGCAGGCGAACCTACTGTGCCGTCAATCAGCGAGATGGCGGTAGAGCCAGCCAACACCGTGTTGGCGTTCACCAAGTTGACCGAGTCGCAAATCAGCGTGGATTGTTGGTTGGAGCCAATGGTCGCGGTTGAGCCACCAAGGCCCGTGGACAACGTGATGGTGTAGTTCGACGCACCACCCACGGTGGCGTTCTGAACGTAGTACACCTGCACCGTTGGCGGCACGATGATGGTGACGTTGCCTGTCAGGGTTCCCGTGTACTTCTGCACCACGTTTGACGCCTCTGCGGCGGTCAGGGTGTAGGTTCCAGTGGTGACGGCTTTTGTCAGTTGGGTGAAAGCGAACTGCGTATTTTTGCCAAAGCCGACGGTGTAGAAAGTCGTGCCAGAGCAGACGATGATGGCTGAGTCAGTTGGCTGGAAAATGATGGAGGCCGAGCCGTTGATAAGCTGTCCGCCAGTACCTGTGACGGTCAACGAGCCTGTGCCAGCGTTGCGCACTAGCATGAACCAAGAGTTGCCTAAAGTCGTTGCAGAACTCAGTGTCAATGTGCCTGCGCCGCCCGTCCAAACATAAGCATTGGAGAGGTCAGAGAACTGAGCGGTGTAGTCGGACGAGAAGTTCGTGACAGGCTGAGACTGGTTCAACGTCTGACCGATGGCAATCAGGCCGTAGCCAGCAAGGGTCGCGGCATCAGCACCAGAGGAGCCAATGCCAAAAGCGATGATGCCCCAAGTGCCTGCGGTGGTTGTGTTGGTGACGATGTAGATGTACTGGGCTTCACCTGCGGCAATCGTGACGATGGTGTTTGCGCCAGTGAAGTCCTTGACCGTGACAGGCACAGCGCCGACGTTGCGAATCAGGGCGTCTTGACCGACCGATGCTTGGTTGGCAGGAGGCATCCACAATTCGTTTGCGCTGGAGGCGGTAGACACTTCCATGATGCGTGCGGCGGCGTCATCGGTCGTTGTGCCGTTGATGGGCCATTCCAACTGCAAGTCAGCCGTCAGGATGATGCGGCGATACGAGACGTCCGTCGGTTGAACGACGTTGCCTGTGAAGGGGGAGTTGTAACTCATGGTCAGGTATCCAATACAGTTGCTTGACGGTCACCAATACGCTGTACATCCTCAGACTTCAGGGTCTGGATGATGAGGTCGTAATTCTGTTGCCACATAGGCATACGCTCATCGTTCTTGATGTACGGCATGGCCTGCAACAAAGACCCATACAGCAAAGCCTGTGGAGCGTAGATGGTGAACCAATTCGTTTGGTTGGAAGAATCAAGAGGCTGGAGCCTCTCGTAGTACAGAACCTCGTACTCATACGCCAAAGCAGGCGAAGGAGCGACCAGCCAGTGGGTGTAGTCGTAGTCGCCGTAATAAACGGGCGCACCAGTCACGGTGGGGTCTGGGGCATACTCGCGCAGGTATTCATACTTGCGAAGCAATACAGGCTGTTTCTGACCGCCTACGGTCACATTCATGGATACTGTCTTGTGCCAGCGGGCAGGCTTGTCGATGATGGGCTGACCAATCACCATGTTTGAGGTCTGCACCGTCAGGTTGCCAAGGAACTTAATTTGGCTGGCAATGATTTGCTCTGCCAGCATAATGAACAAAGGAATCTTGGCGAGAGTATCGGCGTCAGTACGGTCTAAGTAAGACTGTATGTTTTCGACCAGTGAGTCGTAGGTCATTACCGATGCGGTCGTCATTCTGAGGCTCCTTTTTATCCAACATTACGCTCAAAATGGGGACAATCCACCAAAGACTTGAAGTTGCCGCCCCAGCGATTTTTGGGGTTCAAAGTTTCCCAGTAAGCACCCAGTGGTGCGAGGATGCTCTTATCCCAGATTATCTGCCCATCCTTGAAGAAATTCAAGTCGATGGCACAGCGTTTGAGGTGGATGGAGTTCATGGTCTTAGAGCGCCCTGCTTTGACGTGCAAAGCCTGTTGCTCAGGTGTGCGGGCCAACTCACCACCAGTGACCATAAAACCCTGCTCAGTGGCGTATTGAATCAGTTTGCAGGCATCCAACAGGAATGCCGCTTGTTCTTGGCTCAGGCTCATTCTTTGTCCTTCCTGCGCATTTCCATGACCTTCTCAACGGTGCGTCCGCCAAAGTAGGCAGTCATCACCAACATACCCCACTGGCCTAGCAAGTTGACGTAGGCTTCGTTGACGTCAATGCCTGCGGCGCTCAAGCCCGCAAACAGCAGGTAGGCGGTCAGGATGTACACCAAGGTCAAGGGGCGGATGTTCTTGGACAACGTAGAGTCAGAGGTCATGTCTGCCTGCCAGCGCTTGCTGACGTTGTCTTCTTGATTGGCCTGCGCGGCGAGGAGGGCTTTGAGTTCCTCCTGCTCAATGCGGGCCTTCTCGATGCCCAACTCAAGCAGACGCTCTTCGTGGTCAAACTGAAGCTGGCGCAGTTTCTCGACTTCAGCAGGCGATGGGTTGTCAGAGATTTTCACGCCCAGCGTGGTCTCAACAACTTCCTTACCCTTTGCTTGAATCGCAGATGACAAAAGGCCCAGACCATTCTGGGCCAATGTACCGAGCAGTGATGCAACGATTGGAATCATTACTCCCCCTTGGCGGTTTGAATGGTGTCATTACCCTTCTTGACGGTGACTTTGTCGCCTTCGACCGTCACAGACATTGGGGGTTCTTTCTCGGCAAGTTTGTCCAGCTTGTCGATGAGTTGCTTCATCACCTCAAACTCTGGCTTCTCTTGCTTTGGGGTGGCTCCAGCGATGCCATTCAGCATGGAAATCAAAGCCACAAGCGCAGAGCCTAGTAGCCCCATCACGGCGGCTATCTTGCTCTCTTCCAAAAAAAGGGATGCCCCAACACCAATCACCACAATCAGCGTGATGTAAAACAGTCCTTGCTTGCCAATTGCTCTTCCAGCAACGTCTTTGGCGGGCGAAGATGCCTCCATCTTGCTGAGTTCTACGGCGGCTTGCGCCTTGATGATTGCTATGTCGTTGCTCTCGCTCATTTATTTACATCCCCAAAATTCGTTTTACAAAGTCGGCGGCAACGCCGGGGCCAAGCAACACAGCCAAGATAAGTACATACAAGAGATACTCAATCTTGGTCATGCGCTTGGAACCATCATCAAAGCGGGCCTGAATGCCCTCGTACCGTTGGGCGCAAATCGCTTCGTGAACGCTTAAACGCTTGTCGGTCTCGTTGGCTAATTCGTGAACCCCTTCCATGTTTACTCCGCTTTTGGTTGCTCTGCGATGCTGGCTTGCGCTTCCTTCTGCAAAGCCTCAATCAGTTGAAAAGTCTCTTGGTACGGGCGCGTGCCAAGGTAGCCAAGAATCTGGTTGACCAGTTGTGTTGAGAGAGTCAGTTTTTCCATTGCCATTTCCTTCAAAAATATCCGCTGTTATGGGTCAGCGGTTCACCCTTTCTTATGCCAGTTGCTCGTCAGTTGGACGAGGCAGTGTTGGGTGTTCCCATTTGACGATGCACTCAAGGTCACCTTCTTTGAACAAAGAGATGCTTCCATGCACTTGGCGAAATTCCATATTGTCAAGTTGCGGATAGATTGATTTGATTTTTTCGTAGAGTGTCATCATGCGGCCCTTATCAAAACTACTTGTAGTTGTGCATAAACATTGGTTGCTGTGCCGGAGCCAATAAAAAAAGCGGCAACCGTAATGTAATCAGTTGTTCCATTCATTGGAACAAGGCTAACCGCCTCAATTTTTGGATAAATAGTACTACTAGAGCCAATTGCAGAATATGCATAAGCCGAACCGTTTTTGTAAATGTTGGTGCTAATAACGCCTGAACTTATGCCGTTGCTATCCCATCCAGTCCACGCATTAACCAGATAGTATCCTGCAACTTGCGGCGTAAATCTGCCATTTGCGATGTTAAAAGCACTTGCTGTGTCAACCGCACTTGCGCCATATGTTGTAAATGTGGTTGCAGTGTTGGCTGTAACACTTATGCCGGGTGCTGTGCCGCTTATTAAAAGAGGGCCGTTGCCAGAGATGTTTGAAGGTAGTTGAGACTGTGGACTACTGCTATTCAGCACAGATACCCAACCACCAGACGTGTAGGCGTCAAACTGACCAATCGTGGTGTTGTACCCCATCTGACCCACAGCAGGGCTTGCAGGGCGTGTAGCGGTCGTCCATGAGGGGAAGAACCCGCCGTTTGTTCCGTCAACGATAAATGGCATTATTTTGCTCCTTCATCAGCAGGGAGTGGAGTGTTACCTTCGGAAAGCCACTTTAGGTAGGCTTGGTAGTCGGTGTTGTCTGGGTCGAACGGAATTGATGCGCCATCTGAGCGCAATACGCAGATTTGCTTTTGTTCGCCGCGAATATCCGACGTAAGAATTGAGTATGTCATCATGTTTATAACTCCGCAGATATTGAACAAGTCGTAAGGGCAAGATACAACCAAGATGAGTAACCCGGCAATGCTGAAAGCGTTGACACCAAATAAGTTACAGCAACCGAAGATGTGCTTAAACTTGCCGAAGATATTGTGTAAGCCGTGAAGTAACTTGAGACAATCCCCGTTATGCTTGAGGCCGTAGGAGCCGCCCTCATGGGTACAGAAAAATTCCAAGCAACATTGGAGTTTTGACCGTTACTGCCAGATGGATTCATCGCAAAGTTTTGACCAGCATAATTCACATAATACCGCTGGCACAAAGCCAACTCAGTACCATACGAACGGAAATCAAACGATGTAGCTACAGTGCCGACTTCAAATTGGACACCCGTGATGCGAATTGTTGCACCAGCGTTTGAGCAAAAGTTTGATGCTCCTGTTGCGGTCGTTGAGTTGGTTGCAGTCCATGCGTTTGCTGTTGCGGCTTGGTAACCGGGGCCAAACTCAAAACTAATCAAAGCCCCAGTATTGTTTGTTGTTCCAAACGAGCCAGTTGTTGGGCCTGTCACATAAACAAACTTCTGTTCCCAAGTATTTGTTGCGTTGACCGTGTACAAGAAAGGGTAAGAAACGCCACTGTTGTTGCTTTGCAGACTGCCTCCAAAAGTCCCAGTAATGCTTGACTTCACCCAGAAAGACAAAACAATGGGTTTTGCGTTTGCCGTACCCCACCCAAGGTCTGCAATGTTGTATCCCTCAATGGATTGACGAACCATTTGCTCTGGGCCGACAGAGTCGGTTGCAAGAACTGTGACAAGGTTGGAAGACGTAAAGCCAGAAGGAGCGTCAGTAGACTGCGTCAGGCTCATCTTGTTTATTACATCAACATAGTAGTACCAGCGGTCAGAGAAGTATGTCGCTGACTGCAACGCACTTGTTGTGACGGCGCTTGAGCCATTACGCTGGTTGATTAAAAAATTGCCGTTAATGACTCTGTTTTTGAACGATGACGCATTACCAGCACCTAGCGTGAAGCCAGACTGCGTGGTCATCTGTTCAGCGTTTACTGTTCCGTATGCCATTTATTTCTCCTCAAGGCAAAGTTGCGACATAGGCTTTTGCCTCGTCAGGTGACATGACGTTGCCATCAGCGTCTTCAAGGGTAGCCTCATCATGGTTGATTTGGTATTTGAAGTTCTCATAGTCCGTGTTGGCGGGGTCAAATGGGATGCTTATGTTCTGTCCAACAACGCCCACAGAAGACGCATCACCAAATGAATTTTTTTGAAGTTTGTATTGAATCATTTTTATAACTCCGCAGAAAATCTTAAACGCGAATTTAGCGTGTTAGAAGCAAGCAATCCTATTGGATTTCCTGCGGTCAAGCCACTAGTAACTGAAACATTAAGAGAGACATTTGTTGTTGATGCTTGGTCTACTACCAAATTGGCGGCTGATATTATTGTGTTGCCATTCCACATAGAAAAATCTGCCGCCAACGAAAATGTCAATGTTGGCGACGTCCTCATCACAACTGGCAAATTTACAATCGGGTATCCGTTTGTGCCAGACTGATTGATTCCAATGCCAAATCTTTGATAAACAGAATCGCCGCCAAAACTTACAAAGTACCGCTGACACAGCGCCAATTCTTGCCCAATGCTACGGAAGTCAAACGATGTTGCTTGAGAGCCTACTTCTAGCTGAAGCCCTGTAATGTAAAAAGTTGCACCGTTTGTTCCAACAACATTTGTTTGACCAGTCGGTGCTAAAAAAGTACCAGACTGCCAAGTATTGAGGGTTGAAGTTAAATAAGTGCTACCGCAACCCCATGACCATATCACTGATAAACCAAGAGCGTTAGTGTTGTAAAAAGTTCCTGATGTTGGCCCAGCAATTGTTATTGTTTTTTGCTCCCAAGTATTTGCGGCATTGATGGTGTAACTATAAGCGTAGCAAATGCCAAAATTGCCAGAACGCAATGAACCCCCAAAAGTTCCTGTCAACGAACTTCGCACCCAAAATGACAAAGTAACGGTCTTTGCGTTGGCAGTTCCCCAGTCCAAATCATAACTATTTAAGCCTTCAATTCTTTGTTGCGTACCAAAGAAATCCGTTGAAGAAAGCGTATAAGCCGACAAAGATGTTATGCCCAAATAGTATGCAAACCCAGCAGGAGGGGTCACGCTACCAGCATTTTGTTGATAACTGTATTTACTAGAGGCGGTTGAACTCATCAAATATCTATCAAGCCCGTAGACGCCATCCGTTGTTACCGTAACACTTGCAGTGCCATCTCTCTGGCTAATTTCCATGTTTCCATTGATAAGCCGATTTTTGAACCCATAGGTGTTGGCAGTGCTGATGGTCTGGTTGGAAGCCATTGCCATACCACTTGCGTTCACCGTCGCCTTGGTCACGCCATTGGCTTGTAGCGCCAGTTCGCCAGAAGCATCACCAGTGGTGATTAAACCCCCAGAGCCTGTGCTTGATGCGTTAATAGTTGATGCCATTTTTTATCCTTATTGAACGAGCCAGCGTTGACCACTGGAGACGGTTACAGATTGACCTGATGCCACAGTGACTGGGCCAACCGAGAATGCGTTGTAGCCAGACTGAATGGTGTAACTTGCGCTCACTGTAGTTGAGTTCACCAGCAAGCCGTTTGTTGCCACCATCTCGCTTGCTTGTAGTTCGCCAGTAGAAGGCTTGTACAAAAACTTGGCGTTCGAGGTGTACACCGTCGAGGCAGTACCAGAAGTTGCCGCCGCAGAGATGGGGTAGATGTTGCTTGTGGTGCTGGTGTCGTTGCTGATTGCCGCGCCACCCACCGATGCCCATGCAGTGCCGTTGTAGCCTTCAAACTCGCCCGTCGTGCTGTTGAACCGCAAATAGCCTGCCGCGCCTGTTGGACGCTGTAAGGTTGTACCCACGGGAATCAAAAGCGCATCAGTACCCACCAAAGCGGCTGTGACGGCTGGAGTTGCCGTATTCACACCAAAACGGCTGTTTGCGGTGTCCCAGAAGAGGCTTGCGGAGTTTCCGAGGGCTGACGTACCAGCGCCGTACAAAATGCGCCCTGCGGTGATTGTGGTGAGTCCTGTGCCGCCGTTTGCAACCACCAGAGTGCCAGCCACAGTGATTGCGCCCGAAGTCGCAGTCGATGGGGTCAGACCAGTCGTACCAAACGACAGGGTGTTGACCACCGTGGTGGAGGCGTTGCTTGCCAACAGCTTGACCGTACCGCTGTCGTTGTAGTACAGCTTGCCGTCAACGATATTGAGTGCAAGTTCGCCAGCCGCGAGGTTCGCCGCCAGAGGAACGGCAGACGCCGTTGTACTTCTGTACAACTGAATTGGTGTGTAATTTGTTGCCGACATTTTAGAAAGTTCCTCCAGAAATCCCGCCAGTTAGCACACCAGTCGAGGGATTGCAAGTTATTGATGAGTTTACCAATTGACCCAGATTTCCGCTAGTAGCGCTCACAAAAGTGAGGTAGTTCGTCGCGTTGGTTGAGTCCGCCGTCACCGCTGTATTGACAGTGTTGGTCGCACCCAAATTTGCTACGGTTGTGGTCGATGCAACGGTAAATGGAGCCGTACCAGTCACAACGGTCGAAGTGATGACGCCAGACGCTGAGATGGTCGTAAATGCACCAGTTGCTGGGGTCGTAGCACCCACAGTACCGTTGATGTTGATGGAGGCCGTTCCAGTCAAGTTTGTGACCACGCCACTGCTTGGCGTACCCAAATCCCCACCGTTGACCACAATAGCGCCAGCAGAGCCTACGTTGATTGCCAAGGCAGTCGCTACGCCAGTACCCAGCCCAGTGATGGAGCCGACCGCTGGAGTCACCGTGGTGTTGCCTGCAAGGGTCAATTGACCCTGCGCATTGACTGTGAACGTACCGACTTGGGTTGCAGAGCCATATGCCCCTGCGGAGACCGCAGTGTTGCTGATGCTGAACTGCGTGCCAGTTAGGGTTAAGCCTGTGCCAGCGGAATAGATTTGCGCAGAAGAGATTTGGACAAACGTAATTGCAGTCGTGCCAAAGGTAATCACGCCAACCGTGTTGCAGACGTAGGTCTCGCCAGCGCCTGTGGCTCCTGACGTGATGAAGAAGGCATCACCCTCACCCAAGGCATTTGGACTCTTCAGGGCATAGGTGTCAGCATCTGATGCACGAGTCAGCACCCAAGGCACTGAGCCACTACCAACGGTCGTGACGACATAGACACCGTTTTCGGCTTGGTTGGTCTGGTTGTAAATCAAGATGCGGTCAGCAACCGAGGCAACCGTGCCATCAGGAGTGAACGCAACCAAAGCGCCTGCGTTGGTCAGCGTAGCGCCAACACCAGCCGCGCCGTTGTTGTATGTCGCGACAAGGTTGCCTGAAGGCACTTCGTACTTGACTGGTGCGTGGTAGGTGATGCCAGAAGACACCAAGGTATCCACATACTGTTTGGTTGCCAAGTCAAGCGCCGCTACTGGGTTTTGGGTCACCGTCACGCTGGTTAATCCAGCAGGAGTCAGTGAAGTACCACCCAAGGCAATAGTGGTCGTTCCCAAAACAATCGTGCTGTTGGTCAACGCATTGTTGGGGATGTTGGTAAACGTGTTCGCAGAGCCAGACATGGACTTGTTGGTCAAGGTCTGGGTCGCATTCAGGGTCGCTACAGTGTCACCACCCACGCTGGCGCTGGAAGAGGCCGTCAGGGTTGTGAAAGCACCAGAACTGGCAGTCGTTGCGCCAATGGTGGTGCTGTTGATTGACCCGCCTGTGTACGCGCCACCTGTGATGGTCTTGCCTGTGAAGGTCAAGGCCGCAGGCAAAGACAGTGTGACAGTTGATGCACCTGTTGCGGTTATTTCGTTTGCAGTGCCGTTGATGGTGGTGATTGCGCCAATCGCAGAGGCGCTGATTGCCACGTTGGCGGCGGCAGTCAACTGGCCTTGGGCGTTGACGGTAAAGGTTCCGACCTCAGTAGAAGAGCCGTAAGCGCCAGCCGTAACAGTGGTGTCAGCAAGCGAAATCGTGCCAACACCAGTGATTGGGCCACCCGTCAGGCCAGTGCCAGTGTTGACCAAGGTGACGCCACCAGCAAGCGAAAACTGTCTCCATGCACCTGTGGCATAGCCGTAGTACGCACCGTCGGTGGTGTCGTAGCGAATCATGCCCGAAACGGGGGAGGAGGGGCGTTGGCCTGTGGTTCCGATGGGGACGGTGATGGCCCCAGTGCCGGGGAATATTGCGTCGTCCGCAATCGTGAATACTGGGTTGCCCACGCCATTCGTGTTCGTGATGCCAATCTGGCTTGCTGTACCCACCAAGGTAGTCGAGGTGATTGCGCCACCACTTGTCAGCACCATGAAGCCATTGAAACTCGCGTTGGCAAGGTTCAGGACTTGGCCCGTCAGTCCAAGCGT